TAGATAAGAATTGCAGGCGCATTAACATCAACTTTTTTAACCTCTACATACCAGTTGCCGTTTGCAGCCTGTTCAAGAATTTCTCCCTCAAATCCTGCTGGGGCATCAGCAACTTCATACTGATCAAAGCTTACGTAAGCTCCTTTTCCGCAAACTGTACCGTTATCTGTGTCTTTCTTAATTACCATGTTTAAAACTCTTCCAACTTTGTCTGAAAGGACTTTAGTTGGGAACGCAACGTGATGCTGCTCAATAGACATGCGAATTGCCATAGTATTTATCCTCCTGTTTTTTGCATAATAAAAAGACCGCCATTATGACGATCCTCTAAGTTAAAAGCTATTTAGTTTTTATTTTTCTTCTTCAGCAAATAATTTTCCATATCTGCTAGGCTTAGATGCCTTTTTGTTTACATTTACAAACTGTTTCTTAGATGTAACTGGCTTTTCTTCTTTGTTATTAGAAAGTGCAAAGTTACCATGCTCAGAAACATAATCAGAATGAAGAACTTTAATTTCTGTCTCAAGATCAGCGAGAGAGTAGTTATCCATTTCAGAAACAAGTTTCTCATAATCTTTATTTACAAATTTTCCTTCATTGTCTTTTTGTGCAAGAATTTCATATTTTTCAGAATCAAGAATTGCTTTTTTCTTCTCACGAAGTTCGTTTAACTCAATTTCTTCTTTAAATGCTTTTAATTCTGCATAGTTTGAACGCATTTCTTCGATAGAAATCTTCTCAGATTCTGTAAGAAGCATTGCAAACATTTCTGTTCTCTCTCCAGCAAGTGCAATATTATCTTCATCTCTTGTATAGGACTGTTTGTAATATTTATCACTATCCCAATCCTGCATAATAAAATACTCATCATATACCTGAGACACATAACACCATTCAGAATCATTTCTATAAATAGAACATAATGCATTTAATGCGTATTTAATATCTTCGAAGGAAATATCGAATAACTTATTGAATAGCTCATCTTTTGAAAAACTTTCTGTTTCAGATTCTGATGCAGTGGCATCTTCGGTTTTCTCTTCGGCAACCTCCTGAGTTTCCTCTACTTCTTCAGTGGTTTTAGTTTCTTCTTCGGAGGTTTCCTCAACTGTTTCCTCAGATTCTTCTTCTGTAGTAGTCACTTCCTCTTTAGACTCTTCTGTTTCAGTTACTTCCTCAGTTTCAGTAACTTCCTCTTCAAAGTGTTTCTTGTTCAATTCAGTTCCTCCTTTCATAGTTTTTTCTTTTTCTATATTGAAACGTGCATCTAATTCATCAATACTAGACTGCATCGCATTCAATTTTTCATCAACATATTTTAATAAGCTATTATTTTCAACACTAAAATCTTCAAGAGATAGGAAGCTTCCCTCCATTCCCTCTCCAATAGGCGTACCATCTTTTTCACTACCCAAGCAAGTGCATCCATTAAATCTAAAATGATCTAACTGAAGATAGTGTTTTTCAGCATTGTAGCTGCAATCGTAGATCAGCAATTCGCAGCTTACCTTTGTTCCACCTTTTGATTTTATAATATCTGCTGTACGTGTGTACTCGATTGGAATTGCAACTTTAGCAACTACATATGTTTTATTTTTTACTTTGTCATATTCTAGATATGGATCATCAGCGGTAAATGTACCTACCTGATTTTCATCATATACTTCATACTCATTGCCATCCTCATCTTCCTCAATATGAAAGTCATGACTATGAAAGTCCCACGTTCCATCGTCAAGCTGATGAATTGATGCAAGTAAAGGAGAATATTTTAACGTAGGCATTGCCTCAAGCATTGATTCCTCTGAAATATAACTATTGTTTCTATTTAAAAGAGTGTGACATACACGAACTTTTGCATAAAGTTTTCCATCGTCGGACTCTTCGATTTCTGCTTTTGAAAAATCTTGAATTGATTGAACGACAATTGGTTCGTTAGATTCTTTTGATGAAAAATTATAAATTTTTTTTGCTTCACAAAATTTGATTAAGTCTTCAACTGTAAAAAATTTTTTGTTCATATTTCTTTGTTTTAACCTCCCTTCTGTAAAAATTGGTATAAAAATACCACTCAAGAAATAGAAGAGTGGCTAAAAAGTAAGTATATTGCTATACTGTATTTTTGATTTATCTATATTTGAAAACTGAAGTTTGTCAGTATTCAAAAATATATACATTCCATTCAATTCACTTACTACTTGAAATCCAAGTTTCTTTAAGTTTTCAGAGGTAGTAGTGTCTGTTGTTTTTAAAAACTTTTTTTTCATATGACCACCTCATTATTTTCTGTCTCTCGTTTTAGCTCCCTCGTCACTTATTTCTGAATCAGAAACTTCAGGTCTACCACCTTCGTCACTTGTGTTTGATACTGTATTTGCAGAAGTTAATGGTTTAAATCTATCTGTAAGGTGTAAAATATCATTTTCTAAGAAATTCATAGCCAATGTATCTAATTCCCCAACACCATTTAAACTATTAATCGCTACAATATTAGGAAATCCATATTGCAAATCTTTCTGCATAGATTCTTTGAATGCATCTTTTGTATGGATAGATACATTAAAGAACTTAACTTTTGCATGATTTTTTACTTGGTAAGAGAGCATCCTATTTACCCACCCTTGTATTTGCCCAAGTAAAGCAGAAATTGCAAAAGCGCTATCAACTTTATTTGCAGAACGAACACCCTCTGAGTTAGTAAGAGTAGCAGAATTTAACGTCTGCGCGCCACCTGATGTGTTGAACAATTCTTTTGTAGCTTTTTGTACTTTTGTTGTGTCTGAAGCTTGGTCATCAGAAAATGATATTGTATCAAGTGGAAGTGGGGTTATAATAGAGCCGATATAAGGTGGAAGACTATCCACCAGTTTGTTATAATAATCTACAGCAAAATCAATGTTTACAGCCCATTGATCTGGTTCATCAGCGCCAGATAATGTCGGGATGGTAGCAGTAATCAATTTATAGATTTGCTGATCATCTGCAACAGCTTGTACATCACCAAGATTTAAAAGACCAATTAAATCAATAAACAAACCGCTAAATATAGGAACGATTGTTTCCCAAGTTTCAACCCTTGACTTTGTGCATATAGCATACTCATCTGGCATTGGTTGCCATTTTTTCTGACTGTTACCACCATATTCTTTATACATAGAAAGCAGCGGATCACCAAGATATTCTAAAACGTCTTCGAATTTCTTATATTTACTCATATCTACAGAAAACGAATAATCTCCTGTGAAATATTTTCCAGAAATTCTACAATATTCTGGTGGGATTTTTAAAATAAACATTCCAGTTTCGTCCAACCAACAACATCCATAAAACACATCTTCTATAAAATTGTTGATTAGAACCTGTAAAAAGTTACCTTGTAAAGACATTCTATCTAGCCATACCAAAGTGTCATAATAATCTTTTAATATACTTTCCTTGTCGTTGTCACCGGTTGGATCATATGACGGAACTACATATCTTGCATTTAGATCAAACATAGTTGCGTTATACATAATCAATCTAAAATATGGTTGGCAACGATAAAATAAATAACGTGATAATCCACGTAATTCGTTTTCATAACTATCTATATTTTGAAGATATTTAATTACATTTTCTTTATTATATGAACTGATGGAAATTTGTCGTGTCGTTTTCGTTACATCACGAACTTGTTTAAATGCATTTTGTGTTTCTGCAAATCTCTTTTGTTGGCGTTCAAGACTTTGCATATATAATTTTCGTTCTGCAGCCGTTGGCTGTTTTTTATGTATTGGAGATGTTTCTGTCATCTCTTTCTTTGATTGTGTCATCTTTGATGCAAACACCTCCTTTGCTATTTAGTTGTGTTTTGGATTTTTATTTAGATTGTTTTGGAAAACGAAGATATGCGTTTTGGTTGATTGATTGAAAGTTTAGAGAGAAGAGATTGGGTGGACTCTTGTGGACGTTTTCGCTGTGTGATATTTTTTCGACGTTCGCACATAAGAGAATATGAAAGCATACATGCTGTATCATTGTGTTACTACCATTTTTGGCGATTAAGGTACTTCCAAGAGTGTCTTTACACTCGACCTTAATTCTCGTATTTCATATTTTAGTTATATTACGAGTTCAGACTATCGCATCTTCATATATAATTATGTAGAATGAAGTTTTCTCACTTAGTCGTTGCAGCTGCTATTACGCTTGCTGTGGGTTATCCACTTCTGGACTTTCCCAATTAATCAGAGAAAATTTCCCGTTTGTAACTTATCTACTTTTATTACAAAGTACCCTATACAATTTAAGGCACGGTCGTCATGTAGCTTATTTGCCTTTTCTGGAGTTAACTCGAAAGAGTCCTTTCCTGAATCTCTTTTTTTTCTAACCATATTCACGAGCTCCTCCTTTAGCGCGTCCATATTGGCAAGTGCAATTTTATCCTGCCAGTCAAGTTTAATCATTTTTGTGTTAACAGATTGAATTTTCCCAAGCTCATCATTTAAACGACTTTCAAATTCTTTTTCATTTAATTTTTGCTTTTTCAATTCTTGCGATATGCTTTTTCGTGCTTCTTCTAATTTCTTTTCATCAACGTCAAAAACAGTTAAATAATCTTTGCTGTCATATGGTGCAGTAAAACTTATTTTGTCTTGATTCATTAATTCTATCATCGCTTCATACATTTCTGATTTGTATGCAGAAGGAGACATGAGGTGTATTTTATTTACTGCATTTGGAAACTTATTGACATATTCTATAGAATATTCTTTATCAATTAATCCTCTGTGTACAATACCTGCAGAATCAGTCCAGTCTGGCATTAAATAATCGGCAATATTTACACCGCCACCACCAGAGCCTGCATCAATATAAATTCCAACAATGTTTCCATATGCGTCTGCACCGCCGTTATAAGCAAGAATAACTTTTTTCAAATATTCAATTTGATCTGGTGTTTGCATTGGAGATTTTATTTTTTTTCCAACATCAATAAGATTAATACAGTTGACTAATCGCATACGAATATCTGTGCTTCCGTCTATTTGCTCGAATTCATATATTTCGCCTACAAGAATAACTGAATTGTCTCTTGATCTAGCTGGATCATATGCTATAACAAATTTTTTATCACCAGTATCATTATATAAAAGTGGTTTTCTGACTTCTTCGTT